TTCTAACGCCATTAAGCCAGCGGCTACAATCGCTTTTGAAGGTGTACCAATTCTGTAACTAGTACCGTTAGAAGATTTATTGATATATACACAATAACCTTCTTCTCTTAACTTATCAACAACCGCTCTTGGTCTCTTTAAGTTAAATTTATTTTGTGCGTCAGTCCATGACACACTAGCACCTCTTAACATAGCGTTTAAGAATTTAGTGCTGTTAGCTATTCTCGCTCTTCCCATAACAACTTTTCCTTTCTTGTTTTTGGTTTTTCCATTATCACTAATGAAACTTGTTAAAATATTAAACATATTACTTTTCCCTTTCCCTTAGTCGTTTAGCTTTCAGGACTCGCTTTATGTTTTCTTTTTTTATTCTTTGTTTTTTAAGAGAAGGTTTTTCATAGTATTGTCTTTGTTTCAACTCTCTCATAACACCTTCTTTTAAAAGTTTTTTCTTTAGCTGTCTGATTGCTTTTTCAACATTGTTGTTTTTTACTATAACAGTTAATGACATAATATACTCCTGTTTGGAGCGGGTAACAGGTAACGCTCCTGTGTCTCCAGTTTGGTAAACTGGCGTAATACTTTTATACAATACCCGCTTAAAACACCGTGGGCATGTCTGCCCACGGATACGAGGTCTACATTATGGACAAATTTCGTATTATTCAGATACACTAGGTGTCTCCTCATTTACTACCTCATTGTCATTGGTATTTCCAGACAAGTCTTCTATATTGACACCTGCGTCAACTTTAGAATACAAGTCTAAGAAACTGTTTTTAGTATCGTCATCAAATCTGTTAACACAGACTTGGACAGCTTTTAACTTATTCTTAAAGATAGCAAAAGCATTAATGATATGTACTAGTCTTCTAGTAGCAATAATCTCATCAACACCGCCATCATAAAAAGTTTTTCTGATAACATCTGCCCATTTTACTAAGTTCTCAGTAAACTTAGGATCTTTTAAATCGTAAGCAGACATAACGTTATCTAAAATTTTCTGTTCAACTTTTACAGGAGGATACTCTTGTTCAAATGTAACAGGAAATCTTTCAAGGAATGCTTCATTGAGTATATTAGTACCAATAAATCTTCCGTCTTCACTACCTTTACCTTTAGTATTGGCAGTAGCAACAATATTGAAACCATCAGCAGGTTCAATAAACTTACCTATCTTTTTAAGGAACACACCGTTACCTTCAAGTATTGGTTGTAAACACATAATCTTATTAGAAGCAAGGTCAATCTCATCTAATAAAAGAAGAGCACCTCTTTTCATTGCGTCAACAACTGGACCGTCATGCCATACTGTAGCACCGTCAACTAATCTGAAACCACCAAGTAAATCGTCCTCGTCAGTTTCAACAGTAATGTTCACTCTAATTAATTCTCTTTTTAACTCAGCACACGCTTGAGTAACACCTAAAGTCTTACCGTTACCAGAAAGACCTGTAATAAATGTAGGATAGAATATTTTAGATTTTACAATATTCTTAATATCTTTGTAATTACCAAAAGATACGAAAGTTGCCTCTTTATTAGGGACTAAACTTTCAGTATTCTGAGCAGTCTCTTTTAGAGTAACTGTCTCAGCAACTTCTTTTTTAGGTAATTTTTGTTTGATGTTTTTACTAGGGTTAACTACACCGTTAGATGGTAACTTATATAATCCTCTACCCACTTTGTAGTCTCCTGAATTTACTAACCAACTGTTACCAGTTAAGTTAAATTTACTTTCAAGTTCTTGGACTTGCTTTCTAGTAATCTCATCAGATCCATATTCTTTTAAAGCAAGGTCAACAAACTTTTGTTGTTTTTCGTTTAACATAATGTAGTTCTCCTTTTTCATTAATTTATAAGTATATCCTATCACAAAAAGTGGAATAAGTCAAGCAAAAAGAACCGTTGGAAAACAAAGGTTTTTTAACTTTCTGCTGTGTCAGAATGTCGCACTTTGACATTATGCAACCCTTTCCACAAATTTATTCAGTAAAACTCTGGATATCTTTTTAGTTTTTAAAGTCTTACTAAATTCTGCTTTCATTTTAGCGGCAGTCATTTCAGGTTTGATATCTGCTTCGCCATCTTCAATCTTTAAATTTTTTCTTGGTATGATAAACAATTCATCATAACCAAAGTTAGTAATAGTACCAACTTTGTCCTTTCTCATTTGTTTTCTAATCTTATCAACTTCTTCGTAATTTCTTCTCTCAGGCATAAAGTTAGCAATGTCATAGTAATTAGCATTATTTCTACTAGTAATATAGAAACCAACAATGTTAGTACCAGTTTTATCTCTTAACATATCAAATAAAACTTTACTACTTCTACTAAAACCATAACTTTCATACTTGTAATTTTTTCTAGTTTGTTTATCTTTAACAACTAAATGACTATCACCTTTCGGCCAATCTACATCTAAACTACCGTCTTCTCTAGTAAATACAATATTACTTAACGAATGACCTGCACCGTCAGTTAAAAAGATAGTATTCATTTTTTGTATTTTATGTTTAGCAATAAATTCTTTTACTAAAGTAAATGAAGCAATGATGGCAGGATCCAGAGGAGTACCGCCAAGTCTAAAACAATTTGGCATTTGAATAGTTGTAATATAAGGTTCATTGTAATCTCTATATCTTCTATTACCATAATAGTCAGTATGATACTCACCAAATCTATATAAGTTTAACATATTCTCGTTATACTCAGGAGTTTTTTGGTCACTAGATAACCACTCAACTAAGTTTACATTCTCAACAAATAAGTCACCTTGTTTATGTACAAAAGGAGACCTGTCTAAACTTTTATTTGCTCTACTTGACCAACCGTATTCTTCATCTAAATCTTTATTGAAAAAAGCACCTCTCTTAATATCAGAAAAAGCAAATACTCTAAAAGGTATTTGAACTGCTTTACAAAACATTGCTAAGTTGATAGTTTGTTTAATAGTATCATCTATGTTTGTTGACATACTACCAGACCAATCTATAAACATCATCATACCGTGATTTTTAGCACCAGGTTCTACTTGTATCTTTTTAAAGATATCATCATTAAATTTATATGAGTGTATTTTATTCATATTGATAATACCAGTTTTACTTGTTAAAGTCTTTTTATAATTATCTGCCGCTTTCTTCATTTCAAATTCTTTTGCCATATAAGAGACAGTTTTTGATTGTGAGTTTTTCCATTGTTTAAATCTCAATGCACTAGCAGTTAAATCTGATTGTTTAAGATAACCAGTTGTTACTTGTTTAGAATAATATTGTTTGTATATCTCATTAACTCTTTTAGAAGATATTACAACGTTTTCATCTTTAACACTAGGTAAAGTACAATATAATCTATCTCTGGTACTCTCATCTAATTTTGATAAAGACTTAATTGCTTCTTCATACATTTGGTCAGATAGTGCTTCGTTCTTACTAGGGTCAATAGTCTCTGGTATATAATCTGGATTGTGACCGCCTAATATACCTTTCATACTATCTTGTTTTTGTTTTCTATCATTCTCAGGTTTTTCTTCATCACCTTCGCCACCTGATTTACTAGATGTATTGTCTTCTTCTTTATTGTCATCTTCATCACCAGAACCTGAAGTTGTTTGTTCTTCATCTGAAGGATCCTGACTATCATCACCGTCAGCAGGTACATTATCTTCCATACCATCTTCTAAATCTTGTTGGTCTTGTTTTGCTTGCATTGCTTGTTGATATAGAGGATCTTTTTCTTTATCGTAATTTTCTTCTTTAGAATAAGCAAAGATTTGTTTTGCTAACTCAATAACATCATCAAAGGTTTCTAAATGATTTGATTTCTCAATAAATTCTTTTTCTTTAGATGTAAAGTTAATTGTATTTTCCATGT